GGAATGCCTATAGCCTATGGCTATACATAGGGGTGGTGTGGTGTGGGGGTCTATTAGACGGCGTGCCACCGGTAGAGAAGATTGAAGTGATGTGCAGGGGCGAACATGTTCGCTCTTTATAGACTGTCAATGTGTGGAAGCATCATGGCGACCGCAAAAACTGGATCCTTTTACCTGACCGAAACTGTAGCATTGGCAGCAGCAAGCGCCGCTGGTACAATTAACCAAGCATCACTTGACCTTTCGGCGTATGTAAATGTCCCGACGGGGCAAGCAATTGCCATCGATCAGGTCGACTTCGTCTTCCAAGATGGCGCCGACTACAGTTCAGCCGCACTTGGTATGCTCGCTGCCAATGGTTCCTTGACCGTCCAACTAACAGACCTGAACCCCGGTACTGCATTTGTTCGTGCAGATAACCATTCTCTTATCGCCTCGGGATCACTGAACATCGACATTGCAAACAATGTAACAACTTCCCAATCTGACATTTACCCGGACAATTTTGGACCAACTGCATTGTCCGAGGCGTTCATGGTGGTTAATGATAACCTGTACCTCACTGCTGGTAACGCATATTCCGCTATTGCTGGTTCCACTGTCTATGTCACCGTTCGAGTTCGTGCCCGTGTCGTCAAACTATCTTCTAAGGACTGGATGGCCATTGCTATTCAATCAACTGCTGAGTCGTGATTCTAATGGCTTGCGAAACATGCAGGCTGCTTAAGGAGTTGCTTGAAAGTGCTGGCGTCGATACTGATGTTGCTAAAGCAGTTGGTAACTTGGCTGCCCCAACGGAACGGAAAGTCAAGCGCAAGGCTTCGGATTACTCTAAGCGGTACGGCCGAAACTTCAAGCGGATCGCAGGAAAATACAAACTCAAATCAGGAGCATGGGCTAAGAACGGATTCAAACGAGCACAACGAGAGGCTCATAGACTTACCAAAAAGAAATAAATTTTGAGTTGATATTATGGAAGGAGAACGAAGACTATCTGCTGACCACCCTGCTTTAGATGCTACTTTCGATGGTGCTGCTTGGGTAGGAACTGACGGATGGGAAGTTATCGATGCAGCGCTAACTAGGTTCGTTCATGAAACTTCAATTGATCTTAGCGGGTACAGTCGTGACCAATTAACATTCTTTACTCAGGCGATTGGTCTTCAAGACCCGGGGATTTATGTCTATCAACCTGCAGGTGATTCTACATACAATGCAATTCAAGTCTTGGACATTGTGACCTCTGTCCCATTAGACCCCAATGCGGTTGCTAACCTTGCTGCACAGGGTGTTGGTCCCGGTATGATTGGGTCTCCCCTTAACTTCGAGACTTTACTCTTTGGGATGTATAGATTCTTTACCGCGAACACAAACATACCTTATCCGAATTATCAACAACTCGAACGCAGCCAAAGATTTGATTCCGGAGAAGCAACGGCTTCGGATAGGTTGTATTGTTACCGTATCGTTTCCCTCTTTTCGAGCGGATCATCCGACCCTGCAACTTTTGTTAAGATACCTGCAGCGCGTCAATTAATTGGTGGCTCGTTTACAGCTGAAGCAGAACTGGTTTACATGCAGCGTTTAAAGCGTTCTTATGAATTGCAGCAGTGATGAAAATGATTCTCCCTGTACTAATGTTTAGAGGTTTTGATGACCGAATTGAACAGTTCGCTCCAATCGCTGATTTTATCCGGGGTACGGATTCTGTCCTGGAGATTGAACTCAAAGATATTGCAAGCGTTCTAAATGGATTGGTCCCAAATGCTCCGGCAATTGTAAGCCGGGGTTTGGACGAGCAAGGATATTCACCTCAGCAACGACGCCTACAAAAGAAACTCGAAGAAGTTCCCGAATTGTTTGGATCACCAACGCCATTGAAATTGGTTTACGAATCCTTCGAGGCCATTGCTTGGTCAACTGGATCGATGAGCATCGCTGCCTCGTCTCCAGAGATTGCTCAATATGAAGATTCAGCACTCGTTGGAATTGGTCCAATGATTATTTAGAACACAGCATACAACTCTGAACCCAGAGAAAGTTGTATTCACATCGAACGACTTCACCAGTGCTTAGGCGTTGGTTGTGCTTGCAGAAATAAGTCTCATCGCATGCTTCACACTTGACGCACATCAGTCATTCCCCCATGAATACATGAATGGGTTTCCACCCGGTGGTAACTTAATGCAAACTTTAGATTTGCACATACCGCGTATGATCAGCGTTGTTTCTGACAAGATTCTTTCTGCATCAAGCACTCTTTCACCACAGTTCAAACATTTGGGACCATTCAAGTACCAGTCTTCTGCCATGTTCATTCAGAAGCCTCCAGCGTCGGACAGTCGGCAGTCCAATGATTCCCAAAACAATTCTTGCACATGTAGTTCCGAGGTGGTGCAGGTTTCACTTTCGGTTCACTTTCACCCGGCTGATGTTTTCTTAGTTGCATTCTAACCCAGTGGGAAAAGTTCTCACCGTCTTTAACCAGTTGCTTGCGGATCGCATCGCTCACTTCATCGAGGCTAATGGTACGGTTTGGCATTATGGCTTCACCCAGGTCAAAGGTGTGTTGCTTTGTCTGTATTCTAGAACGATTTGGATGTCCTGGAGTAATTGCCGTAGTTCATATTCGCTCATTTTGTCTAGGTCGTTCCATGATAGGTCTTTGTCCGTCATGATTTGTCCTAAGAGCCCCTAGTATATGTACATACGCATGAGCGGAATGCCTATAGCCTATGGCTATACATAGGGGTGGTGTGGTGTGGGGGTCTATTAGACGGCGTGCCACCGGTAGAGAAGATTGA